AAATATAAAGTTTGCTTTTAATCTTGCTAAGAAGATTATTTCAAAGGGGTTTGCTATATTTAATAGATTAACTGGTAATCTTGGTAGTAAAATTCTTTCAAAAACTGGAAACATCGCTAGTAAAATTTTAAGTAAAGGAACAGGATTACTAAGTAAAGGTGCATCAAAGGTTGGTGGATTTGCTTCTAAGATATTTGGTAAGGCAGCAAAGTTTGTATCTCCTGCATTGAAGGGAGCGTTACCAGCAGTTAAAGGATTTGCTGGTCGAATGCCAATAATAGTTGGTATTGTTTCTTTGATGTCTGGTGAACCAGCAGCACAAGCACTATTCAAGGCTGGTGGTGCTGCATTAGGTGGTGCACTTGGAACGTTCATACCTATCCCTGTTCTTGGAACATTGATAGGAGAAACCATTGGTGTGTTTGTTGGTGATTTGTTATATGAATTGATAATGGGTGGTGGTATAGATGCGGTGGCACAAAAATTAAAAGACACGCTTTCAACTCTTCTTAGTGGTGGTAAATTTGTGTTTGATTTCTTCAAGAGTGGATTTAGTAATTTTATTTCTACCTTTATGGAAGAACATTCGTTTACACTTCCTGGCTGGTTGGCAGGATCTATTAAACGTGTTACTAAATTGGATGTATCAAAACTTCCTAATCTTCTACAGTTATATAACCCGATGGTGACAGTTCCTCTGTTTATCAAATCATTCTTTGGTAAGAAGGAAGGATCGGGTGAGACGAATCTTAAACAAGAGGAAGCAAAGATTAGTAATAATCAAGACAATAAGAATGAAAAAAATGCTGAAAATGTAGCAGCAGAGACAACCTATGAAAGTGATGAGGGTAATGCAGTCTTTATTCCACTTCCTCAAGGTGGCAGAGGTGGTGGTGTAGGTAATCCAACTAATAGAAGAGGAATAGGTAAAATTAGAACGGTGTTCATAGACGACACTGAACTTCAATTGTACGCGGGTAAATAGTAATATGTCTAACGAAGCAAAAAAATCATCACCAGCCAGTATATCAAAAGCATTAGTTACTTCTAATGTTGATGAGGAAAAGACTGCTAGTTTAGTTAATGGTATACTTCGCTTAACTTATCATGAAAGTATATTGCAAGACTCTATTAAAGCATACATTACTTTCTCTGATGTCGGTAATGCTGTGGATGGTAAATCGGTGAAAGAGGGCCTTCCTCTCATAGGAACAGAGGATTTTAGATTAGAGTTTGAGGATAATAATGAGGAGAAACTAAAACTTGATATGATAATTAATACTGTAAAACCATTATATGAAGATGGAAGTAAAAATCTTACTAGTTTAGAGTTAGTATCTGAGGAATTTATTCGTAATGAAATGGGTGAATCTAGATGTAGAACTAGAGAGAGTGGTATTGTATCTGATCATATTGAAAAAATATTTAAAGATAGACTAAAAACTAAAAAGAAATTAGACATAGAAAAAACTGATAACACATATAACTTTGTTGGTAATAGTCGCAAACCTTTTTATATGTTAAATCTTTTATCTAAACAAGGTATTCCAGAAAAATGTGATGGAACTAGTGCAGGGTTTCTTTTCTTTGAAACTGCTGATGGGTATCGTTTTAAATCTATTGAAGGATTATTTAAACAGAAGAAAAAAAAATCATATGTTTTCAATAACAGCACTGATGTAAAAGCAACCCCAGCTGGCTATGATGGTAAAATATTGGAACATCAATCAGACAATTCAATTGATGTTCAATCAAAAATGAATATGGGAGCATACAAAACTAAAATAGTTTTATTTGACACTTTCAATTGCAAGTATTCAGTTGAAGAGCAAACTGCTGAACAAGTAAAAAAGAATGTTGAATTAGCAGGAAAAGATTTACCTAAATTTAATAAAAAATTTGATAGTATTGAAAATGATTATACAAGAACCACTTTGTATGTGGTTGATAGTGGATCTCTTCCAGAGGGTAGCACTGAAAAACAAATAGAAAAAAATACAGAAGATAATTTTAAAGCAATCAAAACTTTAAATCAATCTATTCGTAGATATAATCAACTTTTTTCTGGTATGATGACAGTGACCATTGCTGGAGATTTTAGTCTTCATGCTGGAGATGTAATATTTGTTGACATATTTTCTGTTCAATCCAAAAAAGATGATACATTAAACAGGGAGAGTGGGGGTCTATATATTATAGCTGACTTATGCCATTTTGTTAACGCTGATGGAACTTATACTAAGTTAAATTTAGCAAGAGACTCCTTCGGCAGAAAAGGTAATCACAGTAAGAGGTAACTATTATGGAACAAACTTACCACCCAAACATAGCAGACGATGGAAAGGAACATGTCAATCATGACATGCATGTGTATACAAAAGAAGATTTGAAAATGCACAACGAACCATTTCATCACCACTCAGAGGATGAGGTTGAACCAAATGAGGGTAAAATAAATGACTGGCACAAAAGACATGAGGATAAAACTCTAGAGATTTTTTGTGACAATCACCCTGATGCATTTGAGTGCAGAGTATACGACGACTAAAATATGGAATCGTCTTCATTATTCAATCCTGGCTTTCTGGGGTCTAGTTTTCATTGGTTCATGGGCCAAGTTTCTGATGATTCAACGTGGAGAGAAAATCAAAACCCAACTAAGTTTGAAAAATCTGAAGATGTTCCTGCATGGGGATACAGATATAAAGTTAGAATTATAGGAACTCATGATCAAGAAGAATCTACAGTAAAGGCAGAGGATCTTCCTTGGGCTCAGGTGATGTATCCTGTGACTGCTGGATCTGGTCATGGAGGATCATATCAAACACCTGCGATTCGTCAGGGTAGTTTTGTATTTGGTTTCTTTCTTGATGGTAAGGATCAACAAGTTCCCATAATCATGGGTTGTCTTGGGAATAATATAAAAACAAAACTTGAGAGAAAAACAGGAACTAAAGAGGGTGGTGGTAAAAACTTTAACCCATTTAGTTTCTTCTCTAAGATGGCAAACCCAGAGCCTAATGAGCAGAAGAAACTTAAAGATGGAGATTTTGCACCGAAACAAGCAGGGAATGAGGCATATGGTTCGCCATCAAAAGAAAATGTATCTAAAGAATCAAATGATGCAAACAACATGTACTCTATCTCTGATGAGAGAAGAAAATATACTTTAGAAGAAGAACATGCACTTGCTTGCCCTAATCCAGACACAAAAACAGATGTAAAAAATATACAAACCATAGTGAAAACTTTGTCTGCAAAGATAGAGAGATTTCAAAAATCTTTGACAGATGCTAATCTTGCTGCTGGTCTACCCATCGTGCAGAATAATAAAGATATAGACAAAGCAATTGAAGAGGCATCAAATGAGATGTCAAAATATATGAAGGGAACCATGAATCAAATTCAACAGTTCACCACTAAAGAATTTAATGATAAATTAGCACCAATAATAAATTTAGCACCACCATCACACACACTAGAAATTTTACAAAAGAAAGTAGAAGGATTAGAAAAAATTGCTTGTATGTTTAATGGCATGGCAGGTCTTGCTCTTGCAGGATTAATCGCTGCTGCATTGAAGAAAGCATTTAATAGAAAGAAAAGAAGAGCAGAGCAAGCAGCAGCAAATGCTTCCGTGTCTGAAGCAGGGGTTGTCAATGCAACTCTGGCGGCTGGAATAGGAACAGGTGCAGTCTCTGCGGGAGTTGTTGGAATAACCTCATCTCAAACTATACCATCTATACCTGTGTTGACTACACCTGGCTCTGGTGATGTTCCACCACCAGTTCAAGATCAATTCTATAGACCCACACCACTTTGTGAGACAGAGGAAATAATTGGTGAGGTATTAGGAGGAACAATTAATACTATTCTACAAGGATTCGATGGTGCAATTGCTCCTGTGATTGATGAAGTTCAAAATGCTTTAGGTGGATCATCAACTGAAACAGGATCAGATAATATAGGAGTGATTGATAATGCGATAAGTGAAAACAATGTTCTTTCATCTCTGTCATCTGGCGATTTAGTTTTAAGTATGACTCAAACTGTAGCAGAACAATCGGGAATAAACCCAAATAGTATTGGAACTGCTAATCGTTTTTGGGCAGATGGAAACTATGGTCGTGGATTAGTTTCTCTTTTAGAACTTGCTGGTCAAAACACACCTGACAATCAATCATTGATTGCAAACGCACTATCATTGATTAATGATAAATCTAATCCTAATGGTATAGTATCTGGATTAATTCTAGCATCAAATATATTGGGAGTAGGTGAAAATCTTTTAACGGGAATAGGTAATGCTTTTCAAGCGATTAGAAGTGGTAACATAACAAATCTAATTTCTGCTGCTGGTAATCTCGCGTCATTTAATCCTAGAATACTGAATGCTATTGTAGGAAAAGGAGCATCTCTTGCAGGATCAATACCAGGTGGATTTGGATTAGGTGCTTTGGGTGGTATGAATTTTGATATTGCAACAGCATTAAATTTTGTCAACTCAATAACAAAAATATTTAATTGCGATCCAGATCCTGAGTGTTCGCCAAATGACACTCATACTATGCAGAGTGGTGGTGGATCATCTGAAAAACCTAATACATCAAATGTTGCAAGTTCAGCTAAGAATACTTCAAATGCTTTAAAAGAGAGAAAATCTTATGGAACAAGTGTTGAAAAATCTAGTTCTAGTAGAGAGGGTGTCAAAATTAAAAAAATATTTGCTAAACCACAGACAAGAAAAACTGATTTAACTAATCTGGTCGGGTTTGTAAATGGTCAACCTTATTATGGCCCGTTCCACTTACATATAAGAGATAGTGGAGAGAGAGTTATCATGGTCGGTGCTGCACATACATCTGCGAAACATGCTGTCATATATAAGACTGCGAATGAAAGTCTTGCCAATCCGTTTGTGGAGGAATAATGCCAATAACACCAACGTCATTTGATAATATTAAGGTAGGATATATCAGTGAAACTGATGGATATATTCAAAATTTATCCATCGCTGATGCTAATACCCACGCTGAATCAAATCCTGATACAGAATTTATTTTTGTGGATGGTGATGAGAAGGTTAGATTTTTGACAATTAGTGAGGTCAATGCACTAACTCCCAAAAATTTACTTCGGTCTGATCCGTGTATCATAGATGAGCAACCTTGTGGGCCACCTATCATTAAATTTTTTGGAGGTGGTGGTGTTGGTGCAAGTGCTAATCCTGTTGTAGATGTTAATGGTAATTTAATCGCAGTCGATATTGTGAGTGGTGGTTTTGGATATACTTCGCCACCTCAAGTTCAAGTTCTTGATCCATGCAACATAGGTAGCGGTGCTGTTCTTCAAACTGAAATAGAAAACGGAGTAGTTGTAAAAGTAATTGTTAGAGATAGTGGTCAAGGTTATCTACCACCACCACAAACAGTTCCACAATATCCTGCGGTGATAGAACTTGTAGGTGTAACTGTTACAAATCCTGGCTTTAATCATAATTGTGGAGTTGACACTATAGAAATAATACCAAGCAATGGATCAACTCTCTCTTATGATTGTGATCCTTTTGGTAAAATAAGATCGGTATCTGTAAATAAAGGTGGTAGATTCACAGAGTTACCACAAATTAGAATGAATACGGAAACAGGATTCAATGCAACATTTGTTCCTGACTTTGAAATAATTAGAGATCCAGAACCAATAGATCCTGTGGTAACTCAAGAGGATCTTGTTCAAGTATTTGACCTTGTTGGATTGAATATAAATGGTTATATTGATGGCAAGGAATATTATGGTAACGTTTACTTTGTAAATGGTGTCAAGTTTGCTGGAACATCTGATAAATCTGGAACTAATATTCAAGTTTATAACACTAGACTTGATAGTTTACAAAAACGTGACACAGGTGCTAGAATTGTTTCAGATCAAGTGGAAGAAACTGGAGAGGCAATAGAGGAAGCACCACAAGATACGATAGAATCTATCAGTTCTCCTTCAAGAGGAACTTACTCTACAACACCAACGAGTGCTCCATCAACACCAGCAACAACCAGCACTCCAAGCACAACCACAACACCTTCAACTGGTGGTGGTTACTCAACTCCATCAACACCTGCACCATCAACACCATCAACACCAGCACCACCATCATCCAGTCCACCTAGCAGTGGTGGTGGCGGTGGCTACGGAGGAGGATACTAATGTCTGAGAAAAAGAATTTTTGGAACCAAGTGATCAGTGCCATGAATGGTGCTATTACTTTTGGTAAGTTAAGTCCAAAAGGTGATGTTACTTCTAGTGTTTACATAGAGGCACTAGATGGTAGACATTTTATGGCATTTGATGAAGATGGGCCGAGAACAGGATATACTCTGATGAGTGCACCTGGTGCTACATTTATTCACAGTGGTGAGGATTTAGAAAAGAAGCAAGAGGCAGTAATGATTCTTGCAAAGAATGGTGACATTCATTTAAAGGCAACAAACGGAAAGATTAAATTAGAGGCACTCGATATTGAACTGATTGCAAATGGCAATGCTCCACAGGGTGTCATTTGGGCAAACGCATACGAGACCTTGAAACTTGACTCAAAAAATGTTACAATAGATGGAAAGCAATCCATGAAAATTATGACATCAGGATTGATAACAATGAGAGGAGGTTTAGGAACTCAAATGTTCTCACCTCTCATAGAGGGCA